GATGTAGTTCTTACCTAAATGTACGCGTCAGGCTGGGGTTCAACCCAAGTCCGGCAGTTCTCGCCAGTTTCAATGATCTCGTCAAGGCCGCACAGGCCCTCGACGTTGTCAGTGAGGTTGACGATACACCGACTTCTGTGTGACACAAGCCAGCATTAGCCACCCTCTATAGAAGGAGGGGACTATGAAAAGGCTGTTGTCACTCTGGTCTACTATGGCCAATGAATTGGCCATAGGATGCTGTGTAAGCGCCACTCGCGACATAAAAACTGTCGCGGGTCGGGTCGAACACGAGGGGTTACCGTTTTTCGCGATAACCCTGACGGACCTTGGGAAAGTCATCCAAAAATGGCTTGATCAAGGTTTTGTCGTCCCTTCTGACGCTACATCCTTTCGGATGCAGCGTCATACTGGTCTCCCTGCGTTTCTGCAAGGTTTCCTTGGACGCGTGTTCGATCCTAGTAGTGGTGTACTGCTCGATGAACCCGATATCGATGCTATCTTCGCTATCAGACAGCTAACGCTGTATTTTAGCAAGATTGCCAATCCACCTCCGAAAGGAGGTCTTGCAAGCGACTATCAAGTCGTAAGCAAGCGACGGGAAAGGCAAGCGATGTCCGACTTCATCCAGTGTGAGTACGATGTCAAACGCTCCGATTCTCTCTTGGATACTCAATTCCTCGAGCACTTCAAGAGAATGTCGGCGATGCTTTTTGGCGATTTATTCGCCAAAGTAGATAGAGATATCTACTGGGGACGTCATATCCCCAAGCATGGCCCAGGCGCTGTCGCGGACCGTCTTTCCAGTAATGGAAAGTATGATCTGCGAACCTGGCCCCGGAGACTTCAGCGGGTTTTTCCCGCTGAATCTTTCCTCTGTGTTAATTCACATCACGTGGATTCGCGCAGAGGAATTGACTTCGTCGAACCCGGAGACGAGAGGCCCGTTAGGGTCATCACGGTTCCTAAGACACTGAAAACACCCCGGATTATTGCAATTGAACCTGCTGCTATGCAATATGCACAGCAGTCTGTTCTTCGCTGTATCCTTGCCGCGTTTAGAGAGGATGACTTCCTCTCCCGCGTGATCGGATTCGATGACCAGGACCCTAATCGGGTCATGGCGATGAGAGGTTCACTCAGCGGTGACCTCGCTACACTCGATCTGAGTGAAGCTTCCGATCGTGTTTCCAATCAGCATGTACGTGCACTCCTGGAGGACTACCCTCATCTGCATGAGGCTGTCCAAGCCAGTCGTTCACGAAAGGCTGATGTACCTGGC